ATATGGTACGTCAGCTGTAGGTATAGGTATTTCGACAGTCTCTATCTTCTTAATATCAGGTAATATTATGGTGGGTATTTCCACTATGCTACGAATATCATTTGGAATCTACTTGCAGCTCTGTGATAGTAAGTACCTCCATTAGGACTGGAGTGGTTTGCTGCTACGGTTCCTAAACCTCTCATAATTGAGTGTACAGAATCCCAAGGGCCAGAGTCAGACCATTGACCAGCACCTAGTCTAGCTCCAGCACTAGCACCGAAACTTGCATAGTTACCCATACTCATATTCTTAGTCCAATCTTCAGTATCGTAACCCATTAAGGTGTTATACGCACCTGAGTTATAGTTACCTGTATCGCCATCATGATAAAGACCATGATCGGTCTCGACTGAGGATGCCGATCTATGAGTTCCTACAGTTGAACCGACAGAGAAACTTCTATTTTGTCCAGCCCAGATATTATGGAATCCAGTTGTCTGAGATGACAAATCAAATCTTACCCATCTAGTCATATCAGAGTTTGTGACATAAAAATAGTTCATAGGGAAGTTTTGAGCGGGTGCAAGTTTAGCGTGAGTTGCAACTGTATTATATGAGTTACCGTCGTAACTGTTATTACTTGTCCATAAGTTACTATTGTAACGCCAATAACTACTGTTGCTAGTGCCACTACTATCAGCATTAATCTTAGCAGCTAGTATAATTCCACCACCTATATTCATATTGCAATAGGCTTGATAAGCACTTGAAACTCCACTTGGTTTAATCCAGTAGACTCCATTAGTTGTTGTTCCAGTGTTACTCTTAATCTGTGCCGCTGAAGTACCAGCTTTGGCAGCTGTAGATCCGTCTATAACAGGGTTAACAATAATATTAAATGATCTATTTACAGCAGCTCCTTCACTATCTGTTGCAGTTGCAGTAAATGAAAGTGTTGTTGAAGAAGTTACGTCTGTTGGGTTTCCACTTATAACACCACTTGATGAAAGGGATAAACCACCACCTACGCTTCCACTGTATGTAATTGATCCACCGTCTGGATCAGATGCTGCAATTGTTGCATGGTTACCAGTAGCAGTATCGCCAATTGTTGCTAGTGTGCCGGATGCAGTTGACCAAGATGGTGTTGCATTGACATTCATAGCATTTTCTAGTGTACTCTGTGACCCTGCTTGCGAGCTTACTCTTACATCATAAGGCTCATTAGAAGTGCCGACACCTGAAGGTACTCTTGCAGTTATTTGACTTGTACTGTTTACAGTAACTGTTGGTGATGTATACTGTGTGCCATCATTACCTATGAATTTTACAGTAGCTCCAGAGGTAAAGTTTGCTCCAGTTAATACTAAATCAAACCCAGAAGCAATTTGTGTAGTAGTAGGGTTTGTGTTATTAATTGATTCTAGTGTTGGAGGTGTCTCAATAGGAATCCAGTTGTTACCATCATAGTATTCTGGTTTGTTAGATTCTGAGTTATAACGTAATAATCCTTCTGTATTAACTCTTTGTGCAGTAGTTCCTACTGGAAGTTTTAGACCTGTTGTACCACCGGTTACTATTTGACCAGAACCGTTAGGAATAAGATCTATATCTGCATTAGATGTTGTTACAATATCTTGACCAGATACATCTAAATGACCACCTAATTGTGGTGTTGTGTCAGATACTAAGTCTTGAGAAACACCTGTTAAGTTTGATCCGTCACCTGTGTAAGATGTTGCAGCTACTGTGCCTGTTACAGAAATACCCGTGTTAGTAGTTTCAAGCTTTTGAGCACCATTATAAAATAGTTCAACTTCTGCGTTATCTTTGAAATTAGCTACACTTGTATTACCATTTCCATAAACTTTAAATTGACCATTATCCTTAGCAATTCTCGCTATTAAATCTCCTGTGCCTTCGTGGTGAATATAGGTATTAGATCCATCATGCCAAAGTTGAGTATCTGGGCTAGAAGCAGATCCACCAAGTTTTATTCTACTATTATCTGCAAAGAGTGCTGCACCACTAACAGTAAGTCCGTCTGAAGTAGTTTCTAGTTTTGAAGTACCATTATGTGCTAAATATACAGCTCCATCTGCATCAGCAGATATCATCATTTCAGACGCATCTTCATTCCTAAGTCGGAAAGAATTAGTTTGTATTCTAAAATCACCAGTACCAGCTTCTTTAATAACAGAGTTAGATCCATCGTGATAAAGCCTTAAATCATTTGAATTTCCAATTTGTATTCCAGTGCTTCCGTCAGGTATATGAATAGTATCTGAACCCATCTGACCTGTAATATCCACACCAGCACTTGTAGTCTCAAACTTTTTGCTGCTGTCGAAATATAGCTCTACTGCTCCATCAGTAATAGCTCTAAGCATATTTTCAGAACCATGCTTTAGATTTATAGCTTGTGAAGAATTACAAAGTATATTTAAGTTACCAGTTGATTCTTTTATTTCAGAATCTGATCCATTATGATAAATTTGTAGGTCATCACCTGTTCCTAGTTTTATTTTTGCATCATCTGGCATATCCAGATGGCTTGTTGATGTAATCTCTCCTGTTACGTCAAGACCAGCACCAACGTCTAGGTTGCCACTTACATCAACGTGACCATCTGAATTTACTTGTAGTCTTGCTTGACCATTTGTAACATCTTTGATATAAAAGTTACCAGCATTTGCTTGAAGTTGATAATCAGGGTTAGCATCATTATCAGTAAAGTTTATGGCTGGTGAACCATCAGTTAAAGTAATATCTTTAGCATTTAGATCTCCAGTTGTAGTTATATTTTGAGATCCAAAGTCAGGGCTAATCTTTGTACCAGCTATTGCTGCACTTGCATCTACGTTTGTGTTAGTGATTAAACCAAAACTTAAGTTACCACTAGAGTCTGTTTTTAAAGCACCATTGTTGACAATACTGCTAGGAAATGTAAGTGTGTAACTTTGTCCAGCACTGTGAGGTGGTGACTTTAATTTTATACCATGACTCTGTGCAGAACAGTTTAGCTGTAATGTACCATCGTTACCGCCAGCTCCACGTACTTCTACAACACCAGTACCGTTAGGTTCTAACTTAATATTACCGTTAGTTGTTGTAGTGCCAATTTCTCCTGATCTAATAGTATCCAAGTTGACACCATCAGCAGCTACGTCACGACCATCTACGTTACCAGTTACAGTTATGTTACCTGTTACGTCAATACCAGCAGAAAAATCATGGTTGTTAAAACTAGTTATAGTACCATTAGAATGTATTGAAAATCTAGTAATAGAATCAGTTTCATCAATTATTTTAAATGTGCCATTATCATTCTTTACAGAAAAATCATCATTATTATTAGTGTCAGTAAGGAATAAAGTTGGTGCAGTATTTTGTATTGTTTGGTTTCCAGTAAAGCTGTTAGCACCTGTACCAGCTAAGTTACCAGTAGCTGTAACACCACCTTGCCAAGCTGTACCATTATAAACTCTTAGCTCGTTAGCACTTGTGTCAAAGTAAAGATCTCCTTCATCATTATTAGTTCCGGGTTCAGAACTTGCTATACGGTATCTATTAGCAAAGGTATTAACGTCTGTAATGTTAGTTGCTGTTGTGTTTACGTTAGCTATGTTAGTAGCTGTAGTATTTACATTAGCTATAGACCCTGCTGTAGTATTAACATTTGCTATAGATCCAGCAACTGTATTTACGTTAGCTATCGAGCCAGCAGTTGTGTTTACATTACTAATCGAACCAGCAGTAGTATTAACGTTAGCTACATTAGTAGCCACAGTATCCATGTTATTAACAACACTGGTTACTGCAAGTGTGTTCATGTCTGCTACAACGTCAGCAGTACCTAATGTATTCATGTCAGATACAACATCTGCTGTACCAAGTATAGCCATATCAGCTACAGCATCGGTTGTACCAAGTATGGACATATCTTCTACAGCTGCTGCTGTACCTAGTCTGCCTATCTCTGTTGCCTTACCAGCTACAGTTGTAACCTCTGTTGCTTTAGGAACTAATCTGTGAAATGTATATGTATGTAGAGTTCCTGTAGATTCTACTATAAATCCAAAACCAGATGGTATAGTAGATGTTACACCAGTTATAGTAATGTCAGCATTATCTGCTAAGTTACCATTAGTTATTGTTAAGGTTGTACCGCTAGGCACTAAGTTAGCACTAGCTGCCTTAATACTTAATACAGCTGCTGACCCTGCCTGACCCTGTGGGTTAGTATTAGGAAAGTGCTGTTCGCTTTCTACAATGTCAAAACCACCAACATCATTTACAATGTCAATAATTCTATCGTTAATAGCTGCGGTTGTAGCAATTGTAGTATCATTGTCTGGAAATGTCTGTCCATCTTTAATTGTGTCACCAGAACTTATGTTAAAGAATCTAGCGTCAGCTGCTGCTGAAGTTAAGAAAGATGTATCGTTTGCTGTGGCTGTTGATTGTTCACTAGCTGTAATAACTGTTGCTGCATTAAGTTTGTCAGATGTTATAGAGCCAGCAGCATAGTGCTCATTATCTAAAGCCCCAGCAGCTATATGCTCAGAGTTAACTACATCGTCCTGTATGTTATCTCCATCTATAATATCGTTAGCTAAATGTTCGTGGTCTATAGAACCGTCTACATAATGCTCTGAGTTAATGACATTATCTTGAATATTGTCACCATCTATTATATCATTAGCTAAGTGCTCATGGTCAATACTACCAGCAACATAATGTTCGGAGTTAATTACATCATCTTGTATATTATCTCCATCTATAATGTCGTTAGCTAAATGTTCATGATCTATACTACCAGCAACGTAGTGCTCAGAGTTAATTTGATCGTCAGCAATTTTAGATGCTACAACAGCATCAGGACCTAGTTTAGCAGTAGTTACTTGCTCGTTTGCAATATGTTGAGTATCTACAGAAAGATCAACATAATGTTCAGAGTCTATTTGGTCATCTGCAATTTTAGCATTTGTAACAGCATCTGCTCCAAGAGCTGTATTATCTACTGAACCCGGAGCATAATGTTCTGTATCTAAAGAATCTGCTACTATATGCTCAGAATCTACAGAGTCATCAGCTATCTTAGTACCATCTATAGCATCGTTTGCTATATCTCCTCTAGCTATTGTTAGATCTTTAATTGCAGCGGAAGTTATAGCACCATCTTCTATATTAAATGGTTGTATTTTTCTATCAGTGGCATTTGCACCAATAGCTTCTTGTAACGCATGACGTACTTGTTTAAAGCTATCATTTATTTCTTGGGCTTTTAATGATGAGCCAGCTTGAAATTCTGCTTTAGGACTGTCAACGTTTGTTTGTCTAAATATACGAACAGGTGTAGTACCTGTAGGTATATTGCCAGTGGTAAATCTAACTGTACCACCAGATGTAGTATTATAATTTTCGACGGTATAGTGGGTGGTAAGAGTTTTGACTACATTATCAACCTCTACTTTTACCTCGCTTGTTGTAAATGACGGAAAGGTAAAACTAAAATCGGCATTATTAGTACCAGTTCCTTGACTTCCCGTATACGAGTTTTGTTGATTTGCCATTTATTTATACATATTTGTTAGGTTGTATGATTCGAGTTGTTTTTGCTCTTTAAGACGTTTCTTTTCATACTGTTCAAGAATTAAAGCTTCAACGTTTTCTTGATCCTTAATACTATTCCAAGCTGCTATTCGTGCATTTTTAAATAGTCTATCAATAACTATATTGTGGTAATAGTCACGAGCATCATAGTCTGCACGTTTGCCTGCACGTATATCAGCAAGCATAAGCTCCATAGATTCTAAAATTTTAGGGTCAGTTGCAAGTTTGTCT